GTCATTTCAAATATGTCTGGTTTACAAGGATATCTTTCGCCTTTTACTCCTGTAATAATATAATCACCTTCGGTTATATAATGTTTGCCTTCTAAGGTGTTAATATATGGTCTTTTCTTAGGTTGCCAATCCATCCCTATGAAATGAACATTCTCAATATGTTCTCCTACAAATGATTCAGGTTCATAGTCGAATCCATCTTCCATACCCTCTTTATATACCTCTGCTTCAATTACTACTGGTTTCTTTCTATATTTAGCCACTTCCCTCACCCCTCCCATAACTATTTTTATGCATAATAAAAGCACCCACTATTTTTATTTAGTAAGTGCTTATCATTCAATTGCATCAATTATTTCTTCACATGTTATACCAATTTGGGTAGGTTCATAATCTTCATTAAACCCTATAGTTTGTAATAAGTGTGATACTTTTTCTTCTATCTCAATATAGTCATCATCAGATAATTTTTTATTAAAATCAATGTTAATCCCATTGTTCTTCATAAAATCAATTTGAGTTTTTGTAAACATCACTTATCGCCCTCTTTATTTATATATTTATTTCTAATTCTTTCTTTAGTGTCATAAGTAGTTATAACAACCATATTGTCCGGATTAATTATAACTGTTGTAAATTCACCAATTACTTTTTGACTCTTTCTGCCTAATTTATCTTCTATGACAGGCTCTTTATGAATAGGATTCTCCAAAGCCGCGTTAATATCTTTATCAGTAATTTCTCTCTGACTTTGTCTTATTCTACTATGTTTTGTTTTTGTGATTTTTTTCTTATCTGATTCAAATCCTATCTTCTTCCTTATTTCTATTTTAGCATCTTTTTCAGGATCTATCCACTCTTTTGTCCAAACATTTTGTCTTTTCCCGTCTCCTGGATAATAATCTACTGTACACCTACAATATCTATGTCTGCGGTATACATCTTTCGGAACATCAGGGTAATTATATGTACCTACTATTTCATTGCACCAATCACAACATTTCCCTGTTGACCTTCTAATTATTTTTGGCTGCAGTCCTGCCTTGCTGTGGAATTCTGCATTTGTCCGAATAGTCTCGTCAATGATGCTCTGGCTGAAATTGATAATCGGTTCATTCAGAATCCACTTGATGGCATTAAAATCATCCTCGCTAGAAATCCGATTAATAATTCCATCTACCCTACTTTGATTAAGCTCTGCTTTTTGCCCTTTCATCTTCAATCCTGCGTTATGATTTAATTCTGTTTGAACATCAGCAGCATAACCAGAAATCAATTCGTGATTCTTACCCATAGTTGAATTAATAATCCTATCCGCTATATTGAAATACATTTTACCATCCGGGAGAACTTCAGCTGTTATATTTTTACCCAAAACTTCTACTAATATTTCTCCAACTTCAATTGCAAAATCATTTGCATTTTTATATGTTGCCGTTTTATCATTCAATGCTTGGATAGCCTTTTTCAACACTTCACTATTAAATGTTCTCTCGTCAAATTCTTTTTCAATCAGTTCTAAAAGTGTAGGAACAATGTCTTTATCCATTATTCACCAGCTCCCTTTATGCCAGTTAAATCTCTTATAGTTCCACTATCTGCGTAACCAGGAATAGCTTGATTCAATTTTAGTATTCCGTCACCTACTAATGTTAATGTACTTACATCGGCTTCAAACAATGGCTCCCATTTTGCTTGTGTTAAGTAAAATTGACTTCTTAAATATGGATAATCATCTCTCAAACAAGCGCTTAAATAACCAACATTTAGAAATCCAGAACTTAAACTTCTTTGAGCTTTTCGACCTGCAAGCCTTAAATTTTCGTGACTTGCTTTGATAGCTTCTACTGACGATGGATTATCTGAAACAAAACCTAAATCATCTAATGTCAATCCAGTCTCCCCTGCAAACCCTGCGGCAGCTGTTCTTAATTGTTCGGTAAATGGTGACATTGACGGAGTAGAGAATTGCCCTAGCTTGGGAGCTTCTCCCTCTTCATCTTTTGTAAACTGGAGCATAGACGATATTGTAGCTTTCCATGTGTCCATTGCTTCTGCTTCTTGGCTTATTCCAGTAACATATTTTTGAGGGAATGAATAAAACTCTGCTGTAACATCTGCCCGTTCCAGTGTCCTTTTTGCGTATTTCTGATAATACATTGCAGCCCTTGTTATTCTTGAGCGGCCAAAAGGCCTCACTGCATCTGGCCTGTGTATGATTGGGACTAGTAACGGATAAGCAACATTATTTTTTATGCTATAACTTGGTTTTTCATCTTTGTAGTAATCTGTTCTTCCTGGTAAAAAGTAAGCTTCCAGGCTTGGATTCCCTTTTTCATCTCTTTCAAGGACTGCGTAACCTTCAGTTAATAATCCTGTAATCGGGTCAATAATTCCAGTTGCGTTAGATGCTTCTATTACCTGTAGTCTTGGAATATCTCCTTCACCTTTTGAGATGTAAACGAAACTACATGACGCAATTAGCGCTGAAAGAACTGCACTATCAAAAAATGTATCAGGATTATTCATATTAAAAATTCCGTTGATTTCAAAGTTATCATTTTCAAATTCTCTAAATACTAACCTGTCCGCAAGGCTATCAACTGCCTTTGCACACCAGCCTAAAGTTGATTTATATCTTGATCTAATTTCAGATGGTATAGTTATCCCCACATCCGAATCCTGGTATTTCATGTCGTACTGTTTATATCGTAAATTAACTCTTTTTCCGTGTTTATTTAGTTTTTTCCGTAAATATTCAATACCTTTCATAAGTCCTCCTTTCTGATTCATGAGAAAAAATGTACAATAAACGACATGAAGGTCGCTTGCACACACAGGGAGGGTCATACCCCCCCTCTATCTTCCTCCAGAATCGTTTTGTTTTAATTAAACATACAACACCTTAGCCCTTATACTCTAC